AAACTGGCAGCACTTACGTGATATTCTGGGTATCATGAGACCTATCAAAAAGCAGCCGGGTGCTGTACTCAAGTCCAAATACGCAGAGGGTACTTTACAGAGCGGAAAAGTTGGTGAGGGTGAGGAAATCCCTTACAGCAAATTCGTTGTAAAAGAAAAGGACTATGCGGAAATGACTATCGAGAAGTACGCAAAGGCTGTATCCATTGAAGCAATCAAGGATCACGGTTATGAGAACGCTGTTCAGATGACTGACGATGAGTTCCTTTTCCAGCTTCAGACTGACGTTACCGGCAGATTCTATGACTATCTGAAAACCGGTACACTTACTTCCACAGAAACAACATTCCAGATGGCCCTGGCGATGGCTAAAGGCCGTGTAGAGAACAAATTCAAGCAGATGCACAGAAATGTGACTGGCGTTGTTGGATTTGTGAATATTCTTGACGTATATGAATACCTCGGAGCAGCTGAGATCACTATTCAGAATCAGTTCGGCTTCCAGTACATGAAAGATTTTATGGGATTCAATACGATTTTCTTACTGTCCGACAGTGAAATCCCGAGAGGGCAGGTTATCGCTACCCCTGTCGAGAACATCGTACTTTACTATGTTGACCCGAACGAATCTGACTTTGCAAGAGCAGGACTTGTATACACCGTATCTGGCGAGACAAACCTGATCGGATTCCATACACAGGGCAACTACCACACAGCAGTTTCCGAGGCGTTTGCAGTTATGGGACTTACTCTTTTTGCGGAGTACATTGACGCAATCGCAGTAATCACCATTGATGAGACACCAACACTTGGTACTCTGACAGTAAATTCCGTGGCTGGAACAGCAAGCGGTGATACAAAAATTACCGTAAATCCGACTAAGGAAAATGCCAACAACGTATATAAATACAAAGTTGCAGCAGATGCAGTAACTGTTGGATATGGACAGAATCTCAGAAACTGGAGTACTTGGGATGGAAAAGCCGATATCACAGCAGCAACCGGACAGAAGATTACAGTGGTTGAGTGTGATGGAACATACAAAGCACTGAACGCCGGAAGTGCAAGCGTAACAGCAAAATGATGATCGATTAGGAGGTAACTGGCATGGCTTATGCAGATTATGATTTTTACACAGAATCCTATTATGGCAATGTCGTGCCAGAAGCTGACTTTGATCGTCTGGCAGCCAGAGCCAGCGATTTTATTGATACATTGACATTTGATAATTTGGTGGACGGACTGCCAGCTGATAAGCGTTCACAGAAACGTATTAAAAAGGCGGTCTGTTCACTGGCTGAATTAATGTATCAGATTGAGCTTGCTGAGAAGAATGCTACCAATGCCGCCGCTAGTGGAGCATCAACCACAATCGGGTCCGGTGGTAGCACGACAGGCATTGTAACATCTGTATCATCTGGCAGTGAATCCATCTCTTATGCAACGCCACAGCAGAAAGCATCAGGTGCAAAGGAATGGAGTGCAGTGTATGCCGCCGCCGGAGATGTACAAAAAACGAATGACTTACTTTACGAGACGGCTTTGCCGCTTCTGATGGGAGTAAGGACGGATGATGGAATACCAGTATTGTATGCAGGAGTGTGAATATGAAGTTTAGAAAAAAGCCTGTTATCATTGAAGCATTTAAATATGATGGTGATCTGAAAGACCGGAACGGCTTGTTTTACGTTCCGTTTTGGGCGCAAGAAGCTTATAAAAAAGGCATTATGTATTACGGCGCAGAAACTTGTGATTTACCTCCGTGTGAGCTGTATATCGAAACATTAGAGGGAACACATCATGTTTCTGTTGGAGACTATGTTATCCAGGGTGTAAACGGAGAGCTTTATCCGTGCAAGCCGGATATTTTTGAAAAAACTTATGAGGAGGTGAAAGAGTAATGGAAGCATTATTCGCAAACATGACCGTGATTCTGGCAGTAATCGGGATTCTGGCGTTTTGTGTATCTGTGATTACACAGGTGATTAAAAATGTTGGGTTCCTGTCGAAAATTCCGACAGATGCCTTGGCGCTTGTACTGTCTATCGGAATTACTGTGGCCGCTTTTGTAGCGTATATGCAGTATATCCACATGACAATCTTGTGGTATATGATTTTAGCAGCTATCATGGCTGGGTTTATTGTGGCATTTATTTCCATGTTCGGATGGGAGAAGATTACGGAATTGTGGAAGCGAACGTCCAAGGTTGACGTGGATAAGCTAAAAAATAAATGATTAAGGAGAGGGTATCATGTACGAAAAAACAGTGACGATTTTCAACTATTACGAAAGTGCCACAACAAGAGATGCGTACTGGTATCCTCATGTTTTATCCGGCGTTGACCTCATTACTGACAAAGGAGCAATCCTTAAAAAGTACGGACCAGACGCAACTGACAACGCGCAGTTACACGTTCGATATACCGTCCAGAACGGCGATATAACCATTGCTGACAGGAATGGTAAGATTCTCCCATATGTACCGCCTAAAGAGTGGAAACAGCAGATTAACAACGCTCTGGAAGATACTATCACATTCTCAGACGAATCGTTTTTCTGGGAAGGTGAGTGGACTGGTGGAACGGTAATTGACAGTGATTATCGGAATGGATTCTACCAGTACATGAATGAGAACAAGGATAATGTGTTTAAGATTACCAGTGTAGGCGGTCCGTATACACTGATTCCGCATTTTGAAATTTTGGGTAAGTAATATGAGCAAAATTCATCATTTCAAAGGATTCTCCGTAGTTGACGGAGATATGAAAATCAAGCTGAATATGGATAGATTCTCCAGACAGTATCAAGAAGCCCAGTACCTCCTTGATGGAATGGTTATGGACAGTATGATAGAGTTTATGCCAATGATTTCGGGAGATTTTATTGACCGAACAAGAGCCAAAAGTACATCGATGCAAGGGACTGGATTTGTATGTGCGGCGGCAGAACCATATGGACGTTTTCTTTATTTTGGAAAAACCATGGTCGACCCCGCAACAGGTAGCACATGGGCAAGACACGATGCGGAAAAGGTTCTTGTGAGTCAGTATTCTGGCAAGACGAACGCAAAGGAGAATCTTCAATATACAAAATCACCGCATACTCAGGTACAAGCTGAATGGTTCGATGCCGCTAAACGAAAATACGGCAGTACATGGCTTCGCAAAGTAAAAGCACAGGCAGGAGGTGGCAGACATGGCAGATAAACCTATCGGAGTAGATGCAACCGGATATGACATTCTGACAGACGCCATGAAAGCACTTCTAAACCAGTATCCGGGACTACACGACAATGAAATAATCAAATTCGAGGAACTTGGCAAAGAATCGGGAATTGCGTTTTCAGCAGACAACGGGGCGCTGATCTATTCAGAAAAAGAAGATGTTTGTGGCGTAATGCATCAGGTATGCCAGTATCCATTTTATGTGGTATACCGAACAGCATCCGACAAGGAGAGGCAGAAATTATCTGTTCAGAAATTTTTGGATAATCTCGGTAAATGGATATGCAGAGAACCAGTTGTCATAAATGGCACTGAGACACGTTTAAATGCGTTTCCAGAGCTTTCGCAAGGGCGAGTGATAAAACGTATAACCCGTGGAAACTCCTACGGTACAGAGCCGCAGGAGAACGGCGTACAGGACTGGTTATTGCCATTGTCAGTACGCTACGAAAATACTTATGAAGTAATATAACAAGTAACAACCGGCTATCAATTGGAGATAGTCGCTAACCTACACAGCATTTTAAAAGTTATAGGCAGAAAGGACATTTCTATGGCAGTTACAGGAAAAATTGACCGTAAATATATGGCTCATTATATTGATGCAGGTTCCCTCTGCGGAGGGCTGACACCGAAATATGAGCGTCTTGGAAAGGATCTGGAAGAGTACAACATCGAACTCAACCCGGATACCGAAACATCTAAAAATATTCTTGGAGAATCCACATTTAAGCATAACGGCTATGAGGTATCTTCTGATGCCGATCCATTTTATGCAGATACCACTTCTGACCTATTCACGGCGTTACAGAAGATTGTAGACGGACGCCTCAAAGACGATAACCTCAAGACAAAAGCAGTTGAAGTCCATCTCTGGACGGAAGCCACAGCAGGCAAGTATGAAGCATATCAGCAGGATTGCTACGTTGTGCCGACATCCTACGGTGGAGACACATCTGGCTATCAGATTCCATTTACTGTCAACTATGTTGGCGAACGTGTAAAAGGAAAATTTGATATCAGTTCCGGTACATTCACAGCTGACAGTGAATAAGCACATACACAAGGAGGATATGCTAAATGGCAAAAGTAATTAATACCAAAATTGATGATGGAATTTTTATATTCACGTTTACCAACAACGAAGACGAAGTTTTTTCTTCTTTCAAGCTTAACCCGACTGATATCAATGTAGCGTCACGTGCGGAGGAGCTGACAGAATACTTTGAGCAGCTTAAAGATTCTATTCAGAAGGTCGATTCCGGTAAAAAAATGGCAGAGCTGAACAAACAGATCGAAGACAAAATCAACTATCTGCTCGGATATGAAGCATCAAAAGACCTGTTCAAAGAGCCGATCACAGCAACCACTGTGTTCGGAAATGGTCAGGTGTTCGCCTATATCGTTCTGGATAAAATTGCAGAAGCAATCGCACCAGAAATCGAAAAGAGAAAGAAGAAAATGCAGGCAGCAGTCAATAAGTATACGGAGAAGTACACAAAATGACCGCCTATGAGCTTCCCACCTCGCTTAACATAAGTGGGGTGGATTTTTCTATTAGAACGGATTTTCGAGCAATCATCGACGTTCTCATTGCTATGAACGACCCGGAACTGGACGAGCAGGCGAAAGCAGTTGTTATGTTGCAGATTCTGTTTGAGGACTGGCAGAGTATTCCGCCGGAACACTTATCTGAAGCCTGTCAAAAAGCATCAGAATTCATCGACTGCGGACAGTTAGACGATAATCCAAACCACCCAAGGCCCCGTTTGATGGACTGGGAACAGGATGGCGATATGATCGTTCCGGCGGTAAACAAGGTCACTGGTAAAGAAATCAGATCGGTGCCGTATATGCACTGGTGGACATTCTTCGGATATTTCATGGAATCCGGTGAATGTCTGTTCAACACGGTCGTTGGAATCCGGTCGAAAAAAGCAAAGGGCGAAAAGCTTGATAAATGGGAAAAGAAATTCTATCAAGAAAACAAGAACATTATTGATATAAAAACACGTCTCAGCGAAGAAGAGCAAGCGTATAAAGATGCGCTGAATGAGATGTTAAACCTCAAATAGTTAGGAGGTGAACGCATGGCTGCTGATGGCTCAGTCATTATTGATACCAGAATGGATACAACCGGTGTCCAAAATGGCGTATCAGCTATAAAACAGTCATTTAACGGCCTTGGAAGTGCTGTAAAAAAAATCGGTCTGTTAATTGGTGGGGCTTTTGCTGTTGGTAAATTGGTACAGTTTGGAAAAGAGTGCGTGGAACTTGGCTCTGACCTCGCAGAAGTGCAGAACGTGGTCGATGTTACATTTACCACCATGTCGGATAAGGTGAACGAATTCGCAAAGAATGCCATGACCTCAGCCGGACTGTCAGAAACCATGGCAAAAAGGTATGTCGGTACGTTCGGAGCAATGTCTAAGTCGTTCGGATTCTCAGAAGCACAGGCTTACGACATGTCAACGGCTCTAACACAGTTGACTGGTGACGTAGCATCATTCTATAACATCAGTCAGGACTTGGCTTATATTAAGCTGAAATCAGTGTTTACGGGCGAAACGGAAACACTCAAGGACCTCGGCGTGGTAATGACCCAGTCGGCACTTGACCAATATGCACTTGCAAATGGCTACGGCAAGACCACATCTGCAATGACTGAACAGGAGAAAGTTGCTCTCCGCTTTGCTTTTGTGCAGGAACAGTTATCAGCCGCATCTGGTGACTTCATTCGTACTTCTGACAGCTGGGCGAACCAGGTGCGAGTGATGCAGTTGCAGTTGCAGTCCCTCAAGGCAACAGTCGGACAAGGGCTGATTAATATTTTTACACCTGTTCTGAAAGTAATCAATATTCTTCTCGGCAAACTGGCGACTCTGGCAAACGCATTTAAGTCATTCACGGAGCTTATTACTGGCAAGAAATCTTCCGGTCAAACGAGCGGAAGTGGAGCGGGTCTTGCCGGAACAGACGCGATCGCAGATACAGCGGACCAGTATGGACAGGCGGCAGATAATGCAGAGAAACTGGCAGATGCCACGAACGACAATGCAAAAGCAACAAAAAAAGCGAATAAGGAAACCAAAAACTATCTTTCGTCACTTGATGAAGTTCACAAAGTCACATCTACTGGCAGCAATTCATCTTCCACACCATCTTCATCTGGTGGAAGTGGTGGAGCAGGTAACAGTGGCCTTCCGAGTTCAGTTGGTAATGTGGACTACGGCAATCTCGCAGAAGGCGAAACCGCACTTGACAAGATTAGCGATTCCGCAAAGAAACTTGCTGACCTGCTCAAGAAACTCTGGAAACCATTCCAGGACGCATGGAAAAAAGAGGGTAAGAATACCATTAATGCAGCAAAAGTCGCACTTGATGGACTCAAAAAGCTCGCTGTAAGTGTAGGTAAAAGCCTTGTAGAGGTCTGGACAAATGGCACAGGCACAACGATGCTTACGACCATGCTGAGGATTGCTCAGAACGTGCTTAAAACTATCGGGAATATTGCATCCGGTTTTGCGGATGCGTGGAATAAGAACAATGTTGGAACGCAGATCATACAGAACATTGCAGACGCCCTTGTGGTGGTTATGCAGTTTGTTGAAAAAATCGCAGAGGATACAGCAACATGGGCGGCGAACTTGAACTTTTATCCGTTACTAGAATCCATCAGTAACCTGACCAGTACCTTTGCGCCAATTCTGGAATCTATCGGAAATGTTCTTGAATGGATTTATAACAATATTGTTCTCCCAATGCTGAAATGGCTGATTGAAACAGGAATTCCGACAGTGATTAACCTAGTGTCTGATTTGGCTGGATTCTTTGCAGATCATCAATCAATCATTGAAGCATTTGGCGCAGCTCTGATCGGAGCATTTGCGGCAGCGAAGATTGCAGGCTTAGCTTCGAGAATCGCAGGAAGTATAACGACAGTAGCAAGTTTCATTAAGGGTCTTATTGCACTCATGACCGGCTCTGGCGGCATTATTGGTGGAATCAAAGCCATTGCGACAGCTGTCGGACCGGGCGGAATTTTTATAGCAGCAGTAACAGCTTGCATTGCGATTGGTGTATTGCTGTACAAAAACTGGGACAAAATAAAAGAAGTTGCAGGTGCGGTATGGAGTTGGATTAAAGACAAAACCATAGCTTTCGTTGATGGAATAAAATCCAAACTAAGTGATTTGGCAGAAAAGATTGTTTCTATTTGGAATGGTATCAAATCAAGTGCAAAAGAAAAGTGGAGCGCTATATGGTCCACTATAAAAGAAGTTGTAAAGATGATAGTTGATGGAATCGTTGATAAATTCAAAAGTGCAAGAGACAAGGTTGTTGATACGTTCGAGGGTATTAAAAACAAAGTTAAAGAGATATTCAATAAAGTTATCGGTATCGTAAATGGCGCAATCGGTACGGTGAACGGCGCGATCAGTGGAATTGAATCTGCAATGTCATTTGGTCCGTGGGAAGTGCCTACACCATTCGGCTCTAAGACGATCGGATTTAGCGCAAGCTTTCCAAGAGTACCGACTATTCCATATCTGGCAAAAGGTGCAGTTATTCCACCAAGAAGCGAATTTCTGGCTGTCCTTGGAGACCAGAAACAGGGTAATAACATTGAAGCACCAGAAGCACTGCTCAGAAAAATTGTTCGTGAGGAAACTGGTGGACAGCAGAGTGGTGGAAATTATCGTTTTACTGCTCAGATTAACCGAAGAACAGTATTTGATGAAATTATCGAAGAAGCAAAGTTAAGACGTGATACAAGCGGTAGAAACCCGTTTGAACTGGCATAGGAGGTGGAAGCGTGGCAACTATTCCAAAAGGCATAACAGAACGATACAAGATGAATGGGGCTTCCATCTATCAGCCAGATAAAGATATGGGATATAACCTCGAAACAACTTATTCAGAAGGTAGTAACCGTACGCAGTTCGGAAAAGCGTTGTTAACTCCATTGTTTACAGTCGAACAGTATAGCTATGAAGCATCAAACGTTCCAGTTATAGAAGCAAACAAAATTCTCAAAATTATCGCAAAAGGAAAAACTTTCAATTTGTATCATTGGTCACTTTATCACATGGCATGGAGAACCGACCCATTTTATGTTGGAAAAGCAAGCCTAACTATTGGAGAAATATCTCCAGACTTAAAATTTGTATCAAAAATATCTTTTAACATGCAGGGGGTGAATCCACTTGATTAATGTATCTGATGCGTTCAAACAAAAACTACAGGACGGAGAAAGAGTCTGGCAGGAAGTGGAAATCACCTTTCCTGACGGAACTGTAAAAACAGTCAAAAATGAAATCATGGGCGAAAACTGCACTTTTTCCGATTGTGCAGAAAGTAGCAGCTTTCCGATTGGCTGCGTTGTTTGTAAATCCATGACATTGGAGTTGGACAACACTTCCGATCAGTGGAAAAACTATAATTTCTACATGGCAAAAGTTCATGCGTATCTTAAAATGCAGACCTCTGTAGCAAGTTCGGCTACAACAGATGAATTGCTGGATGAAAACTATGAGCCAATTCTTGACCAGAGTGGCGGTGCGATTCTGGCAACAAAAGCAGCGACAGAAGACAGAGTCGAAACCATTGATAAAGGTATTTATACAATTACGACACCAGAACAATATGGCGAAATCCTTAGTTTTACCGCTTTGGACGATATGTATAAAACGAACGCAACTTATATATCTCATCTGGTTCTGCCACAGTCAATAGAGACTCTTGTTAGAGATGCGTGTGAGACTCTTGGTATTCCGTCAGAAGTCTCCATGGCTCATGGAAATCTGATCGTGTCAGAGATTCCGGAAAACATGACGTTTCGTCAGTTGTTCGGATGGGCAGCAATGCTTGAGACTGCGAACGCTCGCCTGGACAGCAGAGGATACTTGCGATTTATCAGATGGGATTTTTCCAATGTACAAGAAGATTACAACGCAGTAGTGGACGCTGATGGAAATGTAACATTTAAAGGCGGCGCAAGTATTGACTCAGAAAGTTTTATCAGTCCGACAGGGAACTGGACAATTGATAGTGATGGATTCTTGACACTGATCGAATCAGCAGCTGACACATCCGAAAAGCTCAAAGACTTTTTTACAAGTCCAACCGTTTCTAGTGATGATATTGTGATTACTGGAATCAAGCTAAAAAATAGAGAAAATGAAGCCATGTACGGAAGCACAGGATATGTTCTTAAATTGGAGAACGACCTTGTTGCGGATTCGGACTTGGACACGGTAGCTGCTCAAATTGGCGATTCCATAATTGGAGCTAAATTCCGTAACATGTCGGGAGAACTTGTATATAACCCACTCATTGAGTTTGGAGATATGGCATATACTTATGATCGCAAATGGAACAGATATATAACTCCGCTGACGGACGTTTCTTGTTCCGTTAATGGAAAGACTACTGTAAAAACTCAAGCCGACGACCCTATCAGAGGGCAGAGCAAGTTCCAGTCAGAATCCACTAAGGCAATCGTAGAGGCAAGACGACTTGTTAAAAAAGAACAATCAGCTAGAGAAAAAGCAGTAAAGAAATTAGAAGAAACCTTAAAAAATTCTTCTGGATTATATGAAACATCAGTCGCACAGGAAGATGGCAGTACTATTACATATCTGCATGACAAGCCTACACTTGCAGAATCAAAAAATGTAATTAAATTCACAGCAGAAGCCATTGGCGTATCCAATGATGGTGGCAAAACATATCCTTACGGTTTCTTTCTGACAGGCGATTTGATAGCAAAAATTCTGTACGCACATGGTATCAATGCTGATTATATTGACACAGGCGCACTGATTGTCAGAGATAGCGATGGAAACATAATCTTCCAGGTTGATATGGACACCAAAAAAGTAATCATCAGTGGTGATAATGTTGTAATTGGTGGTAGTTCTTTGCCGGATAAACTGACAAAAATGGACAACAATATTGCATCTGCCAAGAATATGACATTCCAGCTGTCAAACGATATGCAGACGATCACATCTGACGCAGACGGAAACATTCCGGTATTTCCAACAGTGACAACTACAGCGAAAGTTATGTACGGCTCGTCAGATATCACAAATGATTGTAGCTATACCATTACAAAATCAGACAGTGTAACCGGCTCTTGGGATGTAGATACACATACTTACACTGTCACAGGCTTGAGTGCAGACAATGGATGGGTGGATATTAAGGCAACGTACCTGATTAATCTTTCTATAACGAAGAGATTTACGATTTCCAAGCAGAAAAAGGGCGAAGATGGAAAAGATGGTGAACCTGGTAGAACATACATGGTTGAGCCATCATGTAACGTCTTGAAACGTGGCTCTGACAAGACAATTAGTCCAAACTTTATAACATTTAAAGCGTATTATCGTGACGGAAAGTCAGCTACTAGAGTGCCTTATAAAGGCAGATTCGTTGTTGAAGAGACTGCTGACGGAAACACTTGGAATACCATTTATACTAGTTCAATCGATGAGGATACCGTGACACACTATTTGTATTCTATTTTGACAAATGGATCTGGTCAGACAGTAGCAAGTTCTAATGGCTCAACCATTGGTATTCCTAGAGATGTGACGAATGTTAGATGTAAATTATATGCATCCGGTGGTACTACGACATTGATGGATATGCAGAGCGTGGCGGTCGTTATTGATATAGACAATTTGACGCAGGAGCAAATAGTTAGCATTCTGACTAATGACGGGGCTTGGAAGGGATTATATTATAGCAATGGGCGTCTCTACGTCAGCCTTGATGCTCTTCTTGGTGGAACAGTTACCTTGGGCGGCGAAAAGAATGGAAACGGTTATCTGAAAATTAAAGATGCCAATAATGCTGATAAAGGATTAATTGATCGCTCTGGATATGCTGTATTTACAAGCTACGAAGAAAATTCAAAATACATGAAATATACAGGTGTACAGTTTTCAAGCGATGGAATATTCCCTGTTGATATCAAGAAGTTCTTTGACGATGAAGTAGATATTGAAATTGAAAATAGTGAAAATTGGGGAATCAGTTGGAATGATAACAGTCTAAACGTATATGCCACAGAGGTATCGGCTGACACTGGTACATTTGAAAATTTAACTGTTACTAATCCTGCATCTTTCGCAAAATCACCAAAGATAGAAGACATGGAGTATACGACATCATCAAATACTATTTGTTGGGATGGACGTACAGGATACAAACAGCTGATGCTGAAATCTTCATCCTCGAAACGCTATAAAGATATTGGAAACAATATTTCAGAGCAAGAAATTGAAGAATGGTACAATATCGAACCAACGTGGGCGAAACACAAAGAGGGATATCTAGTTAAAGGGGACGAGAATGAAGGAAGATATATCCCGATGTTTATTGCTGAGAATGTAGAAGCATTCTTTCCAGAAGCTACTCGGCATCAAAACGGACTTGTTGAGGACTGGAACGAACGTATCATGATACCGGCAATGTTTGCAATGCTAAAAGCACAGAAAAAGAAAATTGACCAACAAGAGAAACTTATTAATAAACTTTGCGAAAAGTTAAATATAGAATGAATTATGAAATGGAGGTACATAAATGTCAGTAAAGCAAGTACAAGCTATTGTAAATGGACAGACTTACACCCTTACTTTTAACAATAATACGGGAAAATATGAAGCTACAGTAACAGCTCCAAATAAGTCCAGTTACAGCCAGAGCGGACATTATTACGGAATAACAATCAAGGCAACGGACGATGCTGGAAACGTGACCACCAAAGATGCAACAGATTCCGCAATCGGTAGTTCCCTGCGATTAACCGTTAAAGAAAAGGTCGCTCCGGTAATTACAGTCACAAATCCAACAGCATCTGCA